CAGGGATTTGACTCCCCAAAAACTTTGACATCTTAAATTACTTGTGAAAGCAATCTAAAAATAAGAGATGTCCGATATAACGAGATCGGAAAACGTAATAGTCCTCCCTCAGGAACAAACTCGCAATTGCAAGGATGTAAAAAATTCTGGCGTTGCCACTCAGAAAACACTGAAGGGGGACCTAAAAAAGGTCACTAGTATGGTTACCACTATCTATGATATCATGAAGATATATGGGTACTGTGATGACTATAATAAGTCCGGCGATAAGACTGAAGCGAAAGCCAAGTCCGCGCGCGACAAACAAAAATTGAAGGATCGTATCCTCCAATATGTGTTACAAGCTGGCAAAGGTTCTTGGAAAGATTTTTTTAAGTACAAAATCAATGCCTACTTCAGCTCGGTGATGGGTCAAGAAATCCCACCGTTTCCAAAGGGTTTGGAAAACTACCCTGATCTTTTAGATCCGTCCTTCTTATGTTTTGGACGTGGAAAGAGGTTTATTCATTTGTTAAAGAATAACCGAAATAAACTGATAAGTTTTGCTCAAAGTATTGCTCAATCTAAAAAAGGAGCACCTGCCGTCTCTTCGGAGATGGTAGGGCAGGCAGAAAATGACTGCTTTGTTTGGCTAACTGCTGAACACCCGGACATTCCAGATTTTAAAATCGATGACGGGGTATTTGAGCATAGTGTTAATCGTAATACTATCTGCTACCAATTAAGACGTACCGTTAGGGAAATCTTTAGGGGATCGGTGCCGGCCTGGGATAAACTTACCAAGCCTTTTGTGCCATCAACTAGCTCTCAATATAATTTCTCAAGAGGGAATTTGGGGGCGATTGGAGCCTTTTCTCTTTTCTTACATAAAATTGGAGAAAGTCCTGACATCGTTACAAAAGATGTTCCGACTTTAATAACTTCAAAAATTAAGTTTGGAATTGGGCCCTGCACTCTACGTGATGAACTCACTGAGTTGTATGGGAAGGCTGGGGTGGAAGATCAGAAATTGATCGATGAAGAGGGTCTTGAGAACGCTTTCTTCAAAGAAACGTTAGGTCTACACTATAACGCAGAGGAACTTTGCACACATTGGAGAGATAATATCTATCCCAAACTGATCAATGCTGCTATTGATGAGGACCCGCATACCATTATAATAGGATTACCTGAACCTCTCAAGGTCAGATGTATTACTGCAGGTCCACCGTTAACATATACTGCTCTCAAACCATTACAAAAATATCTTTGGAAAAAGCTCAAAGATCTTTCTGTTTTCCAACTCATAGGGACTCCTGTAACTTCTCAAATTGTTCATCAACAATTAGGGGAACTCGGGATTAATGAAGAGTTCATTTCTGGCGATTATAAAGCCAGTACGGACTATCTCCATAGTTGGGTCTCAGAATGTCTTTTAGATGAACTTTTAGACATATGGCGAGAGGAAGTGGCGGATGATGAAGATAGGGATATCTTCTGGTTCTACCTTGAACGGATAGGAGTGCTTATGAAAAGAGCACTGACTGGACATATTATTTTGAATCCAGCATTTAACCAATCCTATCGGGACGGTATGAGCTTAAGGGAAGAGGACTTCAAACCTCAAAAGGAAGGACAACTTATGGGAAGTATAATATCATTCCCATTCTTGTGTTTGGCCAACGCTGCCTTATGTAGGTATGCGATGGAGATTTCTGAAGAAAAAAACTTTTCAGTAATCGATAAGCGTATTGACGGATACACAAAAGCTCGTCTCCTTGTTAATGGAGATGACTGTGTTTTTCCAGGTCAGCGTGGAAAAGGGTTTTCTATCTGGAAACAGATCACTGCTTTTGCAGGTTTGATCTCATCAGTTGGGAAAACTTTCCAATCACGAGAATTTTTGACAATTAATTCATGTCAATATTCCTATAAACAGACTTTCTCCTGGGAAGACGATATAGACCGGAGTTTATCCGATGAGCCTTATTCACTTATTAAATATGTGAATATGGGATTAGTCTATGCTCAGAAGAAAAGTGGAGAGCGAGGAAAACCTTTTTATAGATTAGGTTCCGTCCACAGGGATCTGTTTAATACTTGTCCACCCGAGTTATTTGGCGCTGCATCTAAGATTTTCCGAAAGGAAAATTCTAAAGATCGGTTTTCAACTCACAAGGTTCCAGGCACTAATGTTGCGATATTGGACTCTCAGGGAAATAAAAAAAGGACGAAAGTCCCTTTCTCCAATATGAGAGATGCGAATGTACCATACTACTTACCTGAATGGTTAGGTGGTTTAGGTCTTGTCCCGGATAAGGGAATTAAAAGCAACCTAGGGAAGGAAACTCACACAAGATATGATCTATTTTGTGCCACATATGTTCGGGAAAACATGGAGAATTTTAAAATTCGACCAATGAAATTCAAGGAAACTCCTGGATGGCAGTTTCACGCTTTGGTGGATGAGAGGTTGGCTGATTATAAGTTTCTTGATAATCAGAACTTTTCCCTCATTGAGGTGGATGAAACCATCAGAGAGCTTGATGAGGAATATCAAAAACTTTATTCTTATATTGTTGTTGATGTTCTCCTCACTACAGATTGTAGAAAGTTGGCGGTTTCGGTGGAAAATGAGAATGATGTACTAAAACGTATTCATCATCATAATCAATTTCTCTGGGAGAAAGTTCGGAAAAGAGCTCGTAAGGGCCTTAAAGAGCTCGGAATTAGAGCTGCGAACATTCCAGAGTACGAGGATTTCCTTCATGAAAAGAAGGAATTTCCACTCTCCTGTTTTGATGTTCGTAAATGAACATCTTCCTTTTTGTAAATATATATATCCATATATTCAAGGCTGGAATAGCTAGCAAATCGCATGCCGTATTTAATCCTTTCCCACTTGGGTTATAAAGGAAAACAGCGTAAAGCGTCTAGCGAAAACCATTAGTCCGGTTTTCAGCCTATAGGTGTTTAAGTATACCTCCTCCTACACAAGTAATAATTTATACATTACTTTAATTGTAAGGCATCATCGATGAATCCTTAGATAACATGTAAACTGTAACTCTCTTAATTGAGAACACGTTCGTCACATAAGTGATCACGTGGGTACTTCTTGTTCCCGAGAGGGGAACTGCAGAAGAAAGTTATCGACATGAGGCTATTCCGATGGTGATTGGTCAATTTCTAAACTTAAGAAAGTGTAGAGGTTTAGCAGAAGATGGAAAACTTCTTGCTAGAAAATAGCTTACCCTTGACCGGGG